TTTACGGGCATAGTTTGTAAAGTCGGCCTCGGTATTGCCGCCTGCCGTTAATAGCGCGCCCAAGGTGTCGTAATCTTCTAATACGGCATCTGCTTCTGCTGCTTTTAGTAGCACAACAACAAAAGCTGAATTTGCCGGGTTGTTTGATTTTACGTTTTTATAAAGCTCGACAATGCGACCTTTAGCGATATTGAATGTGATATTTGCCATGTTTTATATGCTCTTTTTATTAAAAAGCCCTACCGAAGCAGGGCTTTTTAGTGACGTCTTGTTGCTATCTATTACGTTAATGTGCCGGGTGCGCCGGTGAATAACACGCGAATGGTTTCGCCTGTTGTTGCACCTTTTGCCTCTAGCGCTACGATGCTGCCAGCGTGATCGCCCGTTGCTGGGGTTGCGGCGGCGTCATCAAACTTGCTAGCGCTTGAATCAAATAACACTTCTTCACCAACTGCAATAACCGCTGCATCTACTTTAGGCAGATCGAATACGCCGCGAATCATTACCGAACCTATATCACCAATAGCGATATCTGTTAATGCAATACCGATTAAAGAACCCATCACCACCACATCACCCGATGAGATAGCTGAACTTGCTGTGTAATCTATCGTTACACCTTCTTGAACAAAATTTGTAGCCATTTTATTACTCCAATTTTTTAATAAAAAAGGGCGGCTATAGTAGCTACCCTTTAAGTTAATTAGGCTCTAGTTAAGAACCTGCGTTTTTGTATGCGCCACGATGATCAAGCGCTGCTATGCCATAATCAAGGCGTACTTTGTATTGCGCACCGTCCACTTGCCAGCCGTTTTGCATTTCTAAATACGGCTGATCAATGCCATCTAAGAATGCTACTTCTAGCGTTGGTGCATCGGCTGCATCGGCTAATAAATACCATTCAGTTCCGGTAATGCGTGGGCTGTCGATGATATCTGACACTAAACCGCGCACTTTGTTAGGGCGTTGTAATTTGTTAGCTGTATCTGGATCGTATTGCGCATCGTTCAATACACGCGCATCACCACCAACACCTACGCCGCATAACAATGCATTGGGCCGAATATCTAAGAACTCATCGCCTGCAAAGTCTTTTTGCATTGCCATTGCTACTCGACCAGCATCAAGTGTTGCCACTGACATTGCTGCACCTGTACCCGCTAAGTTGCCATGATCGGCATGGAACAACTCTACGCCATCGCTCATTACTGGGTTAGACGCTAGCAATGCATATACATCGGATTCTATAGTACGCAATGCTGCACGGCCAAGCGTGGCAGCTAGTCCGTTAAATGCACCAAGGTCGTCATTAATAATGGCCTGACGACTTAAGTTAATGATATTTCCTTTTGTACCCGCTGTGATGCTTTGCTTTTCGCCATCTGGGATTGTTTTATTTTTAAATTCGCCAAGCTCTGTGAGTGAATCTAAGTTGCCAAATGAACCAGCACGATAACGGTTATGTGCGCGGAAATCGCTCACTTCGCCCATTGCACAGAATCGACGCCATGTATCGCCAGCTGTTGCATAGGCGTTTAACAATGTTTTATGCATAACGTTCTCAAGTAGAACAGGGAAATCGCTGCCGCTTTGTGTGAATGCCTCAGCCACAACTTCTCGCTTATCAAGCCCATGTGACTGAATGCCAATACGATCTAATGATGCACGGGCTACATCGAGTAATGTCATGCCTTTAAACGCATCGTTTGCACCGCGTTTTTCAACCCCTGCTCGTACTAGAATTGATTGCGAGGCATCGGCGACGAATCGCTGACTGCCTGTTTCGCCAACAATAATGTTGCCTGAGCCAGCTAGTGGCTCTGATTTTTCACCCAGTTTAGCTAGAATTTTTTGATTAGCTTGCTCTGCTGTGATGTTGTGGTCGTCTAAACACGCATCCATAATGTTAGACATACCATCGGTATCTTTAAACGGTGTAAACGCGGCGCGAATGCCTATACGGCGTTCTTTTTCTGCTGCTAATACTTCGTCTTTAGTTGGTGCTGATGCTTGTGGTGAGACTTTATTAACGACCTTGGTAGGCTCGATTGCTTGTGGCGTTGCAACGGGTTCTTGCGCTGCCGGTTCTTTTACTTTAGGCATAATGTTTCCTTTTGGTTTATTGGCAGCAACCCAAGTTGCTGGTAGTGAGTACCGATCAAGCGGAATGCCTGATGCGGCGATTTGCACTGCTTCTGAAATACTGTCGATGAATCCCATCTCGAGTGCTTCTTCAGCGGTGAAGTAGTGATCTTTGCCGTCTTTTAGCAAAGCATCGATTGTTTCTTTTGATTGGCCTGATTTATTGGCGTGGCTGGTTGACATAGCTTCTGCATATTTGTCTAGCATGTCGGCTAGCTCCCGGTGCTTTTCTGCATTGCCGCCTTGGTAATCGCTGGGGGCGTGCATCATGAATATGGCATTTTCAGCCATTGAGACATGATCACCGGCCATTGCTATTAGCGCGGCGATGGACATGGCTACACCGTCAATTTCTACCGTTATGGTCGCATCGTGGCGTTTTAGTGCGTTATAGATGGCGACACCATCTGACACCGAGCCGCCATAGCTATTAATGCGAACGGTAATCTCATTGGCCGTTAGCTCAGATAATTCACGCACAAAACTAACCGCGCTGGTGCTCTCTTCATCCCAGTAGTTGTCGCCTATATCGCCATAAATGTAAATTTCTACGTTTCCATCGTATAGTGCTTTTATTTCGTAGGGGTTCTGTTGTTTTGGCATATTGGCTCCATTAAAAAACCCGCATTAAGCGGGCTTGTAGTGTTAATTAATTAATCTTCTTCGGAATCTTCTGGTTGCTCTATGACTGGCACTAATTCGTGCTTAGGATCAGTGGTAAAAAACAAACCTCTATCATTTGCTTCTTTGCGCCACGTTTCTATTTCGTCCATGACGGTGCGTGGGTTTGCGCCGCGATCCCGTATGTTTTGCTGGGGTGATTTATGCCCTGCACGCTCTAAACGTTCGTTTCCTTTTGCTTCTTTGTCTGGGTCAATCCATGGCATGGATGGGCCACGGCATTCGGCATCGTATAGCGTGTTTCTATCTATCTCTTTAGGTAGTTTTAGTAAACCCGATAATACAGCCATGTCGATAAAGCTTCTGTATGTTGGGTAACTTACTTGGCTTGAGAATAGTTGAGACAGTGCTTTGTAGGCAACAAACCCTTCCACCAATTCTTGCCGTTGGGCTGAATAAGTGCCGTCGTATTTTCGCGCAATGCTTGAGAATGTACCGCGTGATGCAGCGGCTAACATGCGCACCATTGAGTCTCTAAACCCTTCGAGCAATGCGGATGGTCTATTGCTATCGACCGTACCCACTTCTTCACCAGGCTGAAGGTTGTCAAACATAATTCCTGGCTTTACTTTGAAGCTTCTATCTTCGGTTGGATCATCCGGTGCAATGTAATCATCTGCTGTGCCTTTTTTAATGTAGCCACACATGGCGGCTGCAATTCTGGCCGCGACTAGCTCTGATTCTTCGTAATCTTTAATGCCTTCTATTCGGCGCATCATAGGCGCGAAGATGGACACGCCACGCGCTTGCTTGAAGCGTTTTACTATTTTTGGATGCAGAATATTGTCTGCATTGACTCGCTTAGTATCTTTAAATAAATGAGTGAAATTTAGATCCCCAGGGTGTTCTTTTAGCATGTGATAGGCAAGCGGCCTGCCCCATGCATTGCGTTCTACCCCTTGGGTAATGCCTTTGTCTTTATCACTAAAGTGCATTGGCAATAGGTCGGCTTCTATGAGTTCTAATGAATAGGGGACACGTGTGCCGTGCTGCAAGCTTGGAATGGTGCCTTTTAGTTCTTGTAGTAGCGCTTCGCCATCACGAAACCATGCACGGGCTATTAGGCGTTCACAGGCTGGCCAGTCGTGTTCGTGCGTAACTTCTGGCTTTAGCTTCCAATCTTCACGTAGTTCTAGTATTTTTTTGGCTAAGTCTGGCAGCAAGTCGCCATTTTTGTCACGCGGTTGCGGCTCTATGCTGATGCCATGTGGACCGATGATGTTATCAACCAGCGTGGCGAGTATGCCTTCTGCTAAATCGTAATTTTGTTCTTGTTGGCGCGCATAACCGCGAATGGTGCTACCTGCTCGAGCTGTTAGGGCATCACCACTAGCGTTATCAGGCTTACCTTTTCTTAGGCGGCTAGGTTCTGCTGCTTCGTAGGCGGCCAATGCACCACGGAACCGCGCCCGTTTAAATGCCCACGTTGGTGAGATGGCTTCGATTGTTTTATCGAGTACACTCATCTAAAGTCTGCCACTGAGTAGAGTGATGAGCCGCCGCTAACTTTTGATGTTTCAGCACGTACCCGTGCTTCCCATTCTTTGCGGCCAGCGATCACTTCTTGGAGGTTTTCACGCGTCATGCTTTTACCTCTAACGCTAAATTGTTTTCCTTCGAGAATGGCTTTTTCGGCAGCTATGTATAGCGCCACCATGTCTGTTGCTGTGCTCATATCCACTCACTTTCTGATTCGTTTAACCACGTTTTTTGCTGTGGCGCTGCTTGCTTTGTTGGCTTTTTTGCTTCTTTTTCTATGGCGGTGTCTTTTTCACTTTCTACCACCAACACATTACTATCCCATTCGGCGGCCCATGCGGGCGGGCTATCCCAATTAATGCCGAATAGTTTTGTTTCTATCATTTTTATTTTTAGCAGTGCATCGGCGTAATAGAACAAGTCGAATGTTTCGTTACGCTTGCCTTTCGGTTGCTCCCAGCCTTGGTCGGTTCTTACTTCTACGGTTAGTTCTTCGTAAAATGAGGCTTTTAGGAAGTTGGGAAAGTGAATATACCCACGCCCGTGCGTGCTTCTTGCCAAATCGTTACTGAGTGAGTCTTTTAGTTTTGTTGAATTGAGTATCCACAGCGGTATTTCGCCCCTTGCGTTGGCCCGTTTTTTGTTTTTGCTGGTGTTTTCTGGGTAACTTTTTATGACGGTTGCTTTGTTGGCTTCTGGCTTGGGCCGTTCGCCTTTTAATAGGGCAAAGTCATTTTGTTTATGTTGCTTTTTTAGGCTGCGCCAATAGTCGTATGCGCGGCCGGTCACGCCTTTTTCACCACCTGAATCTGAACCTGTTTTCATGATGCACATGTAACGGCCTGAGTCATCTGCCAATGGATATCGGGCATTCATCACTTTTTCGGTTATTAGGTCCCAATCTTCTAAATACGCGGCTGGGTCACATGGCACCGGCTCGTCGCGTTCTATTCGTTTGGATATTCTTATGGCGTATCTGTCTATAACCCATCGTTCGTAGTTAACGCCGTAGCCGACTACTTGTACTTCGAACCCCCAGCCTTGCACATCGATGGCGGCTATTAAGAATCGTACCCCTTTGGGTACTACACCTTGTTGCAGGTCTTCGGCTCTGTTTCGGTATTCTTCTGCACTAACGCCTGAGACGGTATTTCGCGATAGGAAGGCGGCGCCAAAGTCTACATTTATGCAGGCTTTTAAGTTTTGTTCTTCGCCGGTTATGTCGTATTCGCGGCAACTGGCTAGGTATTTTTCAACCATTTTGTCGCAATCGGAATACGCGGCAAATATGCCGGGAAACCAGAACGAGGCAATTCTTAATTTTCTTTTTTCACCAACGACTTTGCCATTTTCTACACGGCAATCTTGCGGAACCCATAGGCCCGTTTCGTTCATTTTCTTTTTATGCTTTAGGTCAATCATGCAGCCATTGGCTGAACACACGTATGATACTTTTCGTTGCTGTTCGGTAACGGTTGCGCCAAACATGTCTCTGCTGTGGGCAAAGTCTAGCCCGCGCTCATCGGCTGGTGGCATGTAGTATTCGCCACATTCTGGGCATTGCACATAGTAGCGGCGCATGTCCCCCATGTTAAATAGCGATAGGCCACCGGCACATGGTGGTGCATCGTGTCCGTAACGCGGTCGCCATTGCGGATCGGTTATTTCAAAGCCGGGTGATGTTTCCACCAGTGTCATGCCACGGCTTAGAAATTTGGCTGTTCGTTTACCCATGAGGAAGAACGGGGAGCCTTCGCCCGATACGTCCTGCGTCATTCTGTCGTAATCTGTTATTAGCCCAAATTTTAAGGGCTTGCCGGATAGTTCGTTGATTGATGGCCAACGCTGGAATAAGATTGCGCCCGATTTAAATACTTTGTCGTAGGTGTTGTCGCTTTTGCTGCCGGGTGCGAGTTCCTTTTTTAGTTCTGGGCTGTCTCGCAGTGCTCGTTTTATAACTTGCGTGTCAAAATCTCGCGCGGTGCCTTTTGTTGTTTGCATGATCATGAAGTCGGACGAGTCGCATTTCATGATGTAGGCGGAAAACCCTGTGACCAATGCCTGTGTTTTGCCGCTTTGTGCGGGGCCGATGAAAACCACTGCGTCATATTCTCTGCTTGTTAGCAGATTCATTGGCTCGATCATGTAGGGCGTGAGTGCAGAATCCCAAGGGATAACGGAACCGCTGGCTGATCTAACTTTTACATATTTCTCGCACGATTCACTAACGCTCATGCGTTTTGGCGGGCGGATTAGTGCGGCAACTTCTCGTCGTATGCTTTTTGCCAGTGCTAGTCCCATTATTCTTCGCCGCTTATTTTGTCTGCTAGGCTGTTGCGCGCCTGGTAAATCACTTCATCAAGTTCAGTGTGGAAGCCGCTAGGCGCATCGGGGAATCTCGACTCGAACTTATCAGGCAACATTTCAAGAAATGCATCCGTTACTTTCACAATTTCCGCCATTTGTTCGCGGGCATCTTCTATCGACACTAAGTGCCCCAATTCTTTTTCAAACTTAATCCGGTCATTTTCAGCCGCATAGTGGTGGCGTCTATCAGACGGGCCCATTTTTTCAGGGTCAGTCATACTTGACGACCCACCAGAAGATTGAGGCATCAAAATCGCCATTGCCGCTTCTTTTACCGAATACACCGGGTACCCACGCCGCTCGCCAGATGGCTGGACGCCAGCATCAACTAACCGCTTCGATACCGTTTCACGCGCTAAACCAAATTCACGGCTCAAGTAGTTCAAAGACCAGTTGAAATAATCACTCTGTTGAACGACGTTTGAAACCATGTCAAAAAACTCTCAATTAATCTAAACCCTAATACCTCTCAAACCCTTATAAACAAAGGCTTACAGCCAATCATGCAAACCTTGTAGTCGAGAGCCATACAGCTCCAAAAACTCAAAAAAATCGGGGTGCCAATTACCCGCCCTTCGGGGGTGAGGTGGGAGTACCTTTTTTTTATTTTGCGGTGCGAGTTGCGTAATCCATCGCCTTAATGAAGTTAGGCCGCACTCGCTTTACCATCACTTTCCTTGCCGTTTTAAAGAACGGGAATCGTTTCTTATAATTTGGCTCACGAACGAAAATTAAGACCGGCTTCCACTTGTCTTGCTTCTTACCACTAACGCTCCAAATGCCACGCGTTCCACCAACTTCACCAACGATATACTTTGTTGTGCGTTTAGCTAGTGGCGTATTCGCAGTCGAATCAGATTGCTCGCCAATATTCGAAAGGATTTTATTCATTAACCCTTTAGTAATATTGCCGTGCCTGTTTAACCTAAGCGCCCTACTTGGCACGATCCGCTCATTCGAACGTAGTACCCCATGCCGCCTAAGCGTACGTTCTGACCCTTTCAGTTTACGTTTACCGCCTTTGATTTGTGGTAAAAGCACTTTGTCGACCGCTTCACCGTCTTTACCTAACCTGCCATTAAAAGCAACCGTTGCTTCAGGGCTCTTTACTTTTCCCTTATTCACACGCAAAGCCTTCATAATGAAACCTGTCGGCCTATCAAAC